CCGAACCCCAGCAAGAACCGTGCCAAGTGCGAAAAGAATTTTCGCACTTCTCTACTAACTCGCGCGCGCGAGATCAAACTATATAAGGGGCGTGATGTTGTGGAAACTCAACACGCATGATGCGAAAAGTGAACACGGTAGGACAGTCATGGACAGACCATGACACGCCACCCGTGTCCCGTATAATAAAATAAAAAAAAGCTCTCTATTTATCATAGTCCGTTTTGCGTGTGCCTAATAAATAAATCAATCACGGGATACGGGATACTAATAATAAATAAAAAAAGAAAAACAAAAATCTTTTTATAGTCTTTTTTTTTATTTTCTTAGTAGTTGTCTATCTAGTTGTAGGGACACGGGTTACGGATTGCGTGTTGCGTGGCACCCCCCCCCCCCTATTCGATTCCGTTTGACGCCACCCCACATACGTAGAGGACCAAAGTGCCTGTTTTGTTCCGTTTTTTCTGTAAGATCTTCCCGCGGCACGGGTTACGGTATATAGAGCCCTATTTCTGAAATATATATATTTTTAAAAATAGTGTAAACAAACCTTGACATTCTGTATATGTATGGTATACTCGTTGTATACTAACCGTTTACAAAAATAAGGAGTATTTATGGAAAAAGACCACATGTTACGTGTCCCGGGACCGCTTTGGGAGGCGCTCCTAAACAAACCGGAGGTTGCTCTGGGTATAAAACCTAGCATTCTAGCTAGGGAATACCTAACAAATGGCGTTTTAGGCGTGAAACCTTCCCTTAATAAGGGGGCTGCTAAAGAAAAAAATAACAAAAAAACAAGTATGGTAATATGTAATTTTTTAAATCAGAAGGGTGAGAGAACAATAATAGAACACGACAAGAAGGAACTGGGCAATTTTAAATGGGCTTATGATCAGGCAATGGTTAACCGGCCGCAGCTGGCGGAACTGATAGAAACGTGTAAGATCGAGCCGGATCAGGACTGGTCAGAGGAGCAGAAGATGGCCGCGAGAGACGTGGCACGGTACATGGCAGATTGGCGTAAAGGGGTCGTAGAGGCACGGCCTAAGACTGTGGTCAAACGGAGCATAACGGAGGAATAAGATGATACAGATGGAGATAATAAGCGAGAAACTGCACAGCCAGCTACAATATGAGGTTAATGAGTTCGCTAGGGAAGCCTTTATTAAAGAGGTGCAATTTATACAGATAGTGAAGGAAGAGGGGTTCTTAACAGCTTTTATAATGTATGAGCCAAGGGGGGACAAATGAAGATGATGAGAGACATGGTCTGTGTAGACCCTGAAAAAACCCCGCGTGTGAGCGAGATAATCGACCTTCCGGAAGACACAAAGGCACGTGCCAAGTGCTACGGACTGGTAAAACATGTGGGACCTAAGTGTACGTTCGTAAAGCCAGGTGACTTCGTATGGTTTGAGGACTACGAACACCAAGTGGGGCCGTTAGAGACCATACTGATAGCCGAGAGTGAGATACTGGCAAGGAGGTGGCGTGATAACTGAACATAGAAGAGCGCAGAAGCGTAAGAGTGATCGTAAGCAGTACCCAGAGATGGCTGAACGGAAGCTGGGGATAGCTGAGGCACACCACGAAGACTATGGCAAGCCACTGGACGTGATCTGGCTATGTAAAAAGCACCACGCAGAACTTCATAGAACCCCTTGACACGTATCGACTTATGTGGTACTCTTTGTATAAGAAGGAGAATGTGTCCAGGTATGTCTAAGACAGTCCGGGAAAAGTATATACAGTACCGCACGAATCCCGATAACGACGATAAGCACGATACGCACTTTTGTACGTCGCACGGGATAAGCCTCGACGAGCTAAGAGAGATGCAACATGCAGATCACAAGCTCGCCAAGGACATTCTGCATGCTCGGAGGGACAAATACTCGACGAGGATGAACAAAATAGACGAAGCTTTATTTAAGGCCGCTGAACAGGGAGACTGTAAAGCGGCTGATCTTTTATATAGGCGATTTGACGGGTGGAACCCGAAGATCGTCGAGGAAACGAACAACTACTATAACTTTGCTGACATGGTCAAAGGTATACGTAAGACGACAATCATTAAGAGGCCGATATAATGGGTAGAGAAAAACAATACAAAATTAATATCAGTAAGCATCCGGAAAGATCTCCAGCGGCACGTGATAGGAATAAAGCTACCATTAAAGAGTCTATAAAAGTAGACAAGGCAAGAAGCCTTAAAGTAGGAAAAGGCATAACAGCAAAGATTAAGGCTAAAAGCCCTATAAACATGTTCAAAGGTAAAGGTGGGACACGAGGTATAAGCGGTAAGGGGGGTGGAGGAGGAGCAGGAAGCATATTTACCACTGGAACAGGGACTAGGGTAGGGAAGCCTAGAGTAGGTAGATAATGCACGACGAACTTTCCCCAGAAGATGCTGTGCAATTATTCGAGCACTGTAGAGACAATCCCGTATACTTCTGCGAAGACGTATTAGGGGTTAAACTCTGGGAGAAGCAGGAAGAGATCATTGAGAGTGTTAGGGACAACCCCAATACCGCTGTAGCCAGTGGTCACGGGGTAGGGAAGACGTTCATATCAGCCTGCACCACACTTTGGTTCAACTGCTGTCACGATCAGAGCCGAGTGATTACCACTGCGCCAACGAACAGGCAGGTGGAAAGCATCCTGTGGGCGGAAATATGGAACCTGTACAAGAATGCACGGGTACCCCTAGGAGGGCGTCTTCTTAAGACATCACTTAACTTTGAGGAGAAATGGTTTGCGCTCGGACTTTCGACCGATGATCCGGACAGGTTCGTTGGACATCATGCTAAAGATTTACTTTTGGTTATGGACGAAGCTCCCGGTGTGGACCCGAAGATATACGAGGCTGCTCAGGGGATTCTTACTCAGGCGCATTCCAGGGCCTTACTTATTGGAAACCCTACAGCATCGTCTGGACCGTTCTTTGATTGTTTCAGAAACAAATTGTGGACCACGTTCCACATAAGTTGCTACGATTCGCCAGCAATACGCGATCCAGAGGCGTTTCCAACGTTGACGACTCAGAAGTGGATTGATGAGCGCAAAGAAGCTTGGGGCGAAACCAGTCCAATTTTCCAGTCTCGTGTACTAGGGGAGTTCCCTATAGAGGGCGAAGACACCCTTATACCGTTGCATTGGTGTGAGGCTGCGGTAGCACGGTGGCATAAGAACCGAGACGCTAAGCGACTCAACACGCACGTCTTTTTGGGGCTGGATGTAGCAAGATACGGGACAAATAAGACCGTATTAACAGACTTTGTACCTCCGCGAGTGCGTGAGATAACGAAGATTCAGAAAAAGTCGACCACGGAAGCAGTAAACTTAGTTATCCAGGCGGGGATATCTGCTGGCGCTAAGCTTCAGCAAGTCACGGTAGACGATACTGGAGTTGGTGGAGGAGTTACCGATAGACTTCGGGACCTCAAATACCCCGTAATACCTATCAATTTCGCACAGAAGCCGGCCGACCCAATGCATTTCCGATATATCCGTGATGAGATTTACTGGTATATGCGAGAGTCATTCCGATCGGGAGAGATTGAGATACCGCCGAACGAAGATTTGATCGCACAGTTATCAGCCATTAGGTACAAGATTAACGCGCGTAACGGTAAGATTGAGATTGAAACGAAGGACGACATGAGGAAACGGGGCATAGATAGCCCGGACGAATCAGATTCGGTAGCGATTGCGGTTTACGGGGCACGGAGACACACAGGAACAATCACGTTCAGACGAAGCACGACGCATAAAACACAGAGAGATTATTCGGATATGGTTTACTATTAGGAGGAAGAATGGGAAGATCTAAAAAGCAATCTATGGTTGACGAGGGAGCACAGATGTTGATGCGCAACTTCACGCCACAGGCTAGAAAAATGAACAAGCTTGCTACTCAGGATGGTAAGAACGCTAATAGAGTTTACAAGGAGTCCCGTAAGAAGGGCGACAGCTTCATAACAGCAGTAAAGAAGAGTGAGAAAGTCAGGAAGATAAGCTCGAGGAACCCTAGGAAAAAGGAGAAATAAAATGGGCGGAAGTCAAATTAAAGTAAGAAAAGGCATGCGCGGTAAGGGCGGAAAGAAAAAATAACATGGCTAATCGAGAGATTAAAGATGCAGAGATGCGTCCTGATCCAGATGATACAGGCCAGGATGTAAACGCAGGTTCAGACGAAGCTAACATGTACAATGTTCATCTGATTCAGATGAGCCCAGAAGATCAGCAAAAGCTCGTAGCTATTGTTAAGGAAGACTATAACAATGCGATGAACGCTAGACAGAAGACTGACTGGGGTACGGATAGCTTTGGAGACGGCACTGACTTTGATACGAAGTACGCGGATCTGATGACTTTGTATGAAGGACCAGATATGCTTCGACCCGAGAGATGGATGTGCGGGCGCAGTCTTAAGATCTCGCAAGCTATCGTTGAGATGCTAGTAGCACGTTTAATGCCGTCTGTATGGAAAGAAGACTTAGTACGGTGGCGTCCCGTCGAGCATACGGACAAAGCGCGCGTAGAGTCTATCAACCATATAATGCCGTGGGTGTTCGACGTATGGATGAAGATAGAACAGGATGTCGTTAACATTGTACGTTCTTGTATTATGATGGGAACTACCTTCGTCGAGACTTACTGGGAAGTCAAGAAAAAAGATTTAGATCAAGTAGAAACAACTGAGATGGTTGATGAGCAAGGACAACCGATCGTCGACGAACTTGGAAACAATATGCTCGTCGAGACGCGTATGTTAAAGGTTGAAGAGAAGCCGGCTGTAAGAATTATTCCAGTAACGAAACTTCTTACTCAACCTGGTTGTATTAATATACAGAAAGAACCTATTATTAAGTTAGAAGATTTCTATTACCATGAGTTAGAATCAATGGCTAAAGAAGGATTGATGCAGAACGTAACGGACGTTTTGAAAAACTCCGTCGACAAAACAGTACAGTCAAAGTTTTCGGAGGTCCTCGAGAGTGCGGAGAGATTAGCAGATGTCGACGCCAAGAGGCGTATGCATCTAGTCGAGTCATTAATCTGGTATGGTAATTACGATGCAGATAAAGATGGATTCGCAGAAGAGATATGTTGCACAGTAACACTAAAAGAAGATATTTATTTAAGAGCATACAAAACATCAAAGGTACAAAGACGCGGTGAAAGACCAATTCGTAAAATTAATTTTATTGATCGCCTTTATAAGCTGCTTGGAATTGGTGTCCTGGAACAGGTCAAACCGCTCGCGGAAGAAATAGATGCTGTATTCAGACAAATACAAGACGCTAATACGCTGTCAATCCTTAAATGGGGATTTTATGATCCTAATTCTGATTATAACCCCGACGAGCACATTGCCAAACCAAGAGCCATGTATCCGGTTACAAATCCATCGCAGAATGTATACTTCCCCGATATGCAGGTGCCAACAGAAAGGCTACTGAATGCTATACGACTCGTCTTGGAGTTTGTGGAACGACTCACTGCAGCTTCAAGTTTTGTTATGGGAAAAGAAGGCAACTTCTCAGGAGGAAGCGGAACAGCTACGAAGACTGCAGCTATTGTTACTTCCGCAGAACAGCGCTTCAACCTTCCTACAGCAAATATACGGAGAGGGATGGGACAGATTCTAACAGACATCTTTAACCTTTGTCATTTGAATATGCCGGCAGGTTTAGAGAAGAGAATTCTAGGAGAGGACAACGAGCCTATCTTTGAAACATCTGAAGAAGTTAAGGACGCGTTCCTTCAAGAGATGGACGCATACTTGCTTCCTAATGCTTCTTTCGGTAATGTTGATACAGAGCGTGAACTGGCAGTCATGTTATATGAGAAGTTTGTCTTAGGCGGGAACCCTCTTGTCGTGGGTAATCCAGCTAAATTATATAAAGCTACAGCTAATGTATTCAGAGCATTCAGAGAGAATCCAGAAGAGTGGTTAGGAAAAGCTCCGACGGAGAAGACGTCTAGTGATCCGGATGATGAGCATACTATGCTCCGAGAGGGGATGGTAATTCACGCTGAACCTCAAGAGAATCATTTAGAACATCTTATGATGCACCAGAAGTTCTTGAACAGCCCCGATATACTCCTTTGGAGTAAAGAGATGATTGAAGTGCTCCGAGCCCACATCGAAGAGCATATGCAAATGATGCAAATGATGATGCAATTCCAGGCTGGGCAGAAAAAAGGAGGCGATCTTGGCCAACAAGGCGGAGGACCAGCAGAAGCTGGAGGCGGCGCTAAACCAGCTGCAGGGCAACCAGGTGTTCAAGGATCTGCAAACCCTGCTGATGCAGCGGCAAAGAATCAAACGACAGGAACAACGCTCGGCACTCCTCAAGTCAGATAGCATGGGAGTGTTTAGGTTGGAAGCAGAGATAGAAGGAGTGAATGAGTTCTTTAGAGCATACGACGGACTCATAAAGAAGTTGGATAAATTAAGAGAAGTCTCGCCCACAGACTTCAAATACTAAAAAGTGGAGGTAGACATGAGAAAGTTCTTTGACATATTGAAGGACAATCGTGGCTCGGTAGGCGAACCGGACGACGACGAAGATGATGACAACATGCTTGACACAGGAGACGACGACGATACAGGAGATGACGAAGGTAGCGTTGAGATAGATCTTGATGAGGAGGACGATGATGGAACGCAGACGCCTTCTGATAAAGCATTCGCCGCAATGCGTGTTGAGAATAAAGAGCTCAAGCAGACAGTTGATGCGCTCAAGCAATCTGTTGACAACTTAAATCAAGTTGACGATACACCGGCTTATGTACCACCTACTGATACAAACAAGTACGACCCGAATAACTCTCGTACTTGGACTGAGCAGCAGTGGGACGATTTAGCTAAGACGGACTGGAAGAAAGCAGTAGACCTTCGGTCTCAAATCCAGGCAGAGGATCGGATACAACAGTCAACAAACACGACAGAGTTCAACAAAGTCTTAGAAGACTCAAAACAGAAAGTTCTGATACGTCATCCAGAATTAAACGATCCGACAAGTGAAAAGTCCAAGGTATTCAAGAACATCGTTACAGCGAATCCAGACTACACTAATCAGAAGAAAGGCCCGTTGAGTGCCATGTATGAGATGGAAGATTACATGGAGAAGAACATGGGTTACAAGCGTGAGGACATTGTGAAAGCAGAACTTCGCGCAAGGCAAGACGAATCGGATCGTCAAGGTAGAGTTCAGCTGACCTCCACAACAGGTCGTAATATAAGTGAAGGAAACAAAATCATTATAGCGAAGGATGAGCTAGATTTTTGTAAACTTCAAGGAATCGACCCAAAAGTCTACGCGGCCAATAAGAAACGGCTCGCGAAGGAAAATAAAGGAGGGATGCAATTATGAACAAGAAAAAGACTTCAGAACCGGTAGCTCCGGTTCAGTCAGAAGAAACCAAAGTCCAAGAAACAACTGAGGCACCCTCGGCAAGTCCTCAGCCCACAACAATTCTTTCTACGCAGGACACCTTCGTATCTGACTTAGTAAAAGAGCAGCCGAAGACAGTGTCAGAGTTAACTGAGATGAACGAATTGAAAATGCGGGATATTCTTGCGTTGCCAGAAGAATGTTTGGCGCTTCATAGGAAAACGTATCGCTATAGATGGTTGGCGAAAAACAAAAACCTGGAAGCGACGCTGCGCAGTAGCATATGGTCACTGTGCACAAGGGACAATTCTCCCTATATCAAACCACACCGGTTTAAGTCTCATGGTGCGGTAGAACAAGCTGGGATGCTTTTAGCGTTTGCGACCGAAGCAATGGGCGTACACAGAGAAGCGGCTCCGGCTAAACGAAGCAGAGACTTGGTTAAGCATTATACAGAGGACTTATCCAAGAACGAAGCTAAGGGGTTCTATCAACCTGATACTGCGGATGGTTCGGAGGATGGAGAAGGAATCGAAATGGACTAGAACTAAAATTACTAAGGAGTCAACATGGCTAATACCAATTATCCACGCGGTTTAGAGCCGTATGGTAATTGCCTTAGAGTTACAGAATATACGTTGTCCGCAGCATATGCTCAGGACCTCTTTATTTGGGATCCAGTTGAGATTGACGCTACTGGCCGCAATGTTGTTATTGCGACAGCTGGCACTGGAAACCCACTCACAGGTTGCATCACAGCAATCTATGATGAGAATAAAGTTCCTCTTGCTATGTGGGACAGTGGGCATTCGGGAATCGGTTATGTAATGGTAGCCGACGATCCGAAGCAAATTTTCGTTTCTCAGGGTGATGGTGACACCACTATCCTTACAACCATTGATGCTAATGGTAACGTCAATCTTATTGACGGTACTGGAAGCACAGTCAACAACAGAAGTGGTTGGCAGATTGATGATTCGGATACAGGTGGAGCTACTGCAGGCGATCAGATTCGTTTGATTCGTCCTGTAGAACGGGTAGACAACGAAGTAGGCTTAGCCTACTGCGATTGGCTATATCAAATTAACAACCATACGCAATCCGTCGGTATTGTCGGCGTAGGCGTCTAAGGAGATTAAACCATGAATAGATCACAGTTTAACAAAGCCGTGGTTCCTGGTCTCTTCTCCTTTATGTCTAGCTCGTATCAAGAAAATGCTCCGTACTGGAAGCAGCTTGTTACGACAAAGTCGTCTAGGAGAGCGTACGAGGAATCTGCATATTACACTGGTCTTGGGTTACTACCTGAGAAACCAGAGGGCGAACCGATCAAGTACGATGATTTCATCCAGGGTCCAACCAAACGATGGGTGCACACCACCTTTGCGCTTGGTGTAAGGATTACGGAAGAAATGATCGAGGATGCTCTTTACCCTGATATCCCTACAGAGATGGGCGATATGACTAAAGAGCTCGGAAGATCGGCCCGTGAAACAACTGAAATTCTGGTACACGATATTTATAACGGTACCACAAAAACTGCTGGTGACGGCGTTGCTGTCTTCAGCGCTAGCCATACCAAACTTGGTGGCGGCACATGGTCCAACTTGTTGAGCCCGGCTGCTGATTTGTCTACCGCTTCATTGCGACAGGCGATCACGCAGATCGAGACTACAACGGACGATCGTGATAAACAACAGGTAGTGAAGCCTAAATACCTGTTGGTTGCTCCCGACGGCGAATGGACAGCACGTGAGATCTTGAACTCCGCATACGATCCTGAGAGCGCTAATAACGCTATCAATCCGTTGCAGAGCCGCAACCTTACGTTGCTTGTAGACCCTTACCTGACTGATAGTGATGCTTGGTTTTTGCTTCCTGAAAAGGGACAGAATCCAATCATTACCTTCACAAGACGTAAGGTGAAATTCGCTAAAGATGGCGATTTCGAGACCGGAGATGCGAAGTTTAAGTCAAGCTTCCGTATTTCTACAGAAGTTAATTACCCTATGGGTCTGTTGAAGTCTGCCGGAGCCTAATAATATGGGGGAGGATTAATAGTCCTCCCCCCTATGTTCCTGGAGGGTAAGCTACGGTTCGATTCCGTAGGGCAGGGAGGAATATAATGGGACTTACTTATTTACCACAAGGATTAGGAACAGATAACGACGGAGCTCTTTCTGGAGTAATCGTTGACGTATCAAGTGCAGCTAGTTCTTGGACTGGTGCGTTACCTTTTGATGTAGAAATCACTGGTGCTTATGTAACTATCGACACAGCTATTACGGTAGCTGATGCGGATATTACGTTTGAAATTGGTGGAGTAGCTATCACTTCAATGTTAGCGACTATTGTGAATGGAACATCAGCAGCCGGCGCTTCTTACGCCGCAGTAGCCCCAACAGCATTATATGCGTTGGACGCTGGTACTGCAGTTGAGATTATTACAGATGGTGGTTCGACAGACGCTTCATTAGGTACAGTTTGTATTACATATAAACGTGTCTAATCTTTAGGGGGGCGTAAAATCCCCCCTATATAAAGGAAGCTATGCCGAATACACCTATCGAAAAATACACGTGCGATCGGTGCGGGTTTGACTACAAAAAGGGCAAACTTAAACGACAGAGAGGGATGTACCTCTCTCATGACTGTTTTGATGTCTTAGACAGGATACCGACGCAACGCCCACGTTTTGGAGCGCCACGAGACAATAGCAATACTGTTACTGTACCGCCTGGTTCAACTCCGGAGGTCTTTACTGTGTCAGCCGGCACAGGAGTTTATCAATTAATCCAATCAAATGAATACGTTACCCGACGAGACGGACGTCATAAGAGTATTTTTATGAAGATCGTTAGCGATGGAGGCCCTATTGTAATTACTGCGATTGACGCGATTGTGAATGGTGAGTTTGAAGGAGACCTCTTAACTCTTAAAGGAACATCAAATACAGATACCGTGACTATACCAACTGGAATGAATGTTGCATTAAAAGATTCACATCCAATGACATTATCAGACGGAGATTCAATTAGCTTTGTTTTTACGCCCTCTAATGCGGCATGGGGCGAGGGCCCTTGGGGAGGATTTCCATGGGGCGTTAATGAGGTCATTTGGAATGAAACATCACGGTTCAAAGGAGGGGTATAGTGGGAACTACAACAAGTAATCTAGGATTATATAAGCCGGATGTTGGGGAAGTAAGTTGGGGCGATCTCAGGAATAATAATGAAGATGTAGTTGATGTAGCCCTTGGCGCACAACACGCGACGTCTGGTATTCACAATTTCATCACGGTTACAGATGATACTGGGTATGTTCAACTCCCATCTCTAAGCACTACACAACGAGATGCTCTTCCTGCAGCTAACGGAATGATGATATACAACATAACGGTAGGACAGATTCAGTCTTACGAGTCTGGTGTATGGGCTAACACAGCTGTTGGTACGGCTACATTTAGCGACGCAGATTTCAGAGTCTATGACGATGGCGACCCAACAAAACGAGTTGCTATTCAAGCTTCTGCGATAACGACAGCGACCACGCGTACTATTACAATGCCTGATGAAGATATAGACCTCGGCGACGTTTCCGCGAATACTACTCATAGAACTAGCGATGGTAAAGACCATAGCGATGTAGTTACGAACAATGCTAAAGTCACCAACGCTACGCATACAACGGATGTAACCGGTTCTGCAGCTCTTACGCTTGATCCAGTTGCTATCACTAATAAACCTGCGGCGGCGGTTGCTAACGGAGACCTTGTCGTAGTATCTGACATTGACGATTCAAACGCTTTGAAGCAGGTGACAGCACAATCTATCGCAAACCTCGGAGCTGGTGGAGCGCCTATTACAGTCGAGGATGAGGGAACACCTCTTACGAACGCGTGTGTTTTGTTCGATTTCGCAGGGGCAGGTGTTACGGTAACCGAGCCAGTAGCAGATCAAGTGCTTGTGACGATCCCAGGAGGCGGTGGGTATGTCGATCCAATGACAACGCGTGGGGATGTTCTTATACGGAACCCTTCCAATGTAACGGATAGGTTAGCGATTGGCGGAGTTGGGGAAGTTCTTACTAGCGACGGAACAGATGTATCTTGGGCTGCCGGTGGCGGCGGAGGAGCAACGCTCACTGAGGACGTTAATCAAAGCACGCACGGATTTTCCGTAAACGATTGGTTATACAATAATGGAACAATCTACGTATTGGCAGACGCTTCTGCCCCTAGCACTTCTGAGTCTATTGGTATCGTCTCTGCTGTGGCTGGTGTGGATGATTTCACCATACAATTCGGAGGGTATATCACAGGGTTATCAGGACTTACGGCCGGTGAATCACACTTCCTATCTGAAACCGCGGGAGAAATCACGGCAACGGCGCCTAGCACAGAAGGATCAGTAGTAAAGCCAGTATTGATTGCTGACTCTACCACTACTGGATTTATCTTTAATATGCGTGGTATTGAAGTAACAGGGACTACCAGTTGGTATCAGGAGTTCGGCAGCGGAGACTTAGCTGCTGGTGTGTTAACCGTAAACCATAACCTTGGTCATATATATTGTGTCGTTCAGGTATACGATGAGAACGATGCTTTAATCCAGCCTGATGATGTTACTCTTACGGATGCTAACAATCTTGACATTGACCTATCAAGCTTCACTGTTACTGCAAGCGGATGGCATGCTGTAGTCTTAGATATCGGTACGACAACAAGCTCTCCGAACCTTACTGGTGATGTTACCAGCGTCGGGATAGTAACGACTAATGTTACCAATGCTAACTTAACCGGAGTGGTTACCTCGGTTGGAAACGCAACGGCTATCGCTGACAAAGCTCTGGCTATTGCTAAACTAGCTGATGGTGTAGATGGTGAGTTAATAACTTGGGATGGTTCAGGTGTTATTGATACCGTTGCAGCTGGAAACGTTGGTGATGTTCTTACGAGTGCTGGAGCTGGAGATGTTCCAACGTTTCAGGCACCCTCAGGTGGTGGTGGAAGCAGCCTAGTATACTCGTATACTGGACTTGATCTTAATTCGTCGTGGAGTGGTGAGAGCCGTAATCCGCCGAATAGTTCAACAGACACTGTTCTTAATACTATGTGCACTGTTGGTAAAATAACAACCGCATACTTTAAGTATAAGAAAGAAGCGTCTGTATCAACATTAACTTGCTACACAAGAGCATGGTATGCTTCCGCAGAGGGAACGTACGAAATGAAATATACAGTTGGAGGGCAAACGCACGCATCTTTGACTGGAACTAACACTTCCCCAGCGTGGATGCCAACGAGAACGATTGATGTTAGCGGATTATCTGACGGAACGGTTTATGATGGAACGGTGTATATGGGTCCTACAAACAGTTCAATTCACGTTTTTTGTTTAAGTATTGCTATTTTTGGAAGTTAAAAGGAGATAATCATGGACCAAGGAAATACAAACGTATTAGGAACACACACCCCTCTGCCAGATGACTTAGACATTACAAGCCAAACAACCGGTGACATGCTCTATTACGACGGAGCGAACTGGGTAAGGCTTGCTGGAGGTACGGATGGAGATGTATTAACAGCAACTGGAGCTGGCTCAGTACCTGCGTATGAGACGCCAGCTGCCGGTGGTGGGATTGTTAACAATATACAAACCTTCACGTCTAGCGGAACTTGGACCAAGCCTGCTGGGATTTCTTCTGTTTGGGTTAAGGTATGGGGTGGAGGTGGTTCTGGTGGTAGAGGAGGAACTGGTTCTGGTGGTGGCGGTGGTGGTGGCGGATACTCTGAAGGAATTATATCTGTAACGGGAAATGTATCCCTTACTGTAGGGTTAGGCGGAATTACTTCTACGACAGTAAGCGGAGGAACAACATCATTCCCTGGTACGACAACAATACAAGCTACTGGTGGTACTGGTGGAGCACATGGAAGTTCGGGTGGTGCTGGTGGTGCTGGAGGCGTTGGTTCTAACGGAGGTGTAAACCTTACTGGGTATCAAGGAGGAAACACGGGTGGTGCTGGTGGAGACCCTCCAATGAACGGCATGGGTAGTAGCACGCATCAACGTGCTGGTAAGTACGGCGGTGGTGGAAAAGGAAGCAGTATAACTTCAGCAGACGGTGGTGCTGGAGGAGCTGGATTAGTTATTGTAATGTATTAACAAGGAGGGATGAAATGGGAACAACAATGTATGCAGGGCGTATATTCGACGCAGAAGCAATCGTAGGAGGTGGGGCAGCGACGGCAGTAGCCACGCCAATACGTATGGATAAGGCATCGTCCATGTCCATACAGACCCAGGTAGCTACAACATCGGGGAATATAGATTTAACTTATACGTATGATCTATCGTCTAACATTGACGGTCCGTGGGCAGCTGGTTCAGTATCAATCTCAGATCATACAACTTTAGCTCTTACGGACTTTGTACCGGAAGCGGCTAAGTATATCCGTATGACCGTTCTGAATAACGATGCTGCGGCAGTAACACTAACGTCAGTATTGACTATCCAGGAGGATTAAAATGGGACTAAAGCGCGGAACCCAAGATAAGATTAAGACCACAGTGACAGAGCGCGTCATCGAAAAGGTCGTGCAGGTACCAAAGTTCGTTGACGTTGTGATCGAACGGCCGGTATATAAAGAGAAGATAATCGAGGTTCCTGTTATCAAGGAAGTCCAGGTTATCAAAGAAGTCATTAAGATCGTTGAAGTGGAAAAGATCGTATCTGTGCCTAAGTACGTTCATGAGACGGTGACAGTAACTGATGTCAAGGTACATCCTGTCGTGGTACACGATGCGAAGATCGTTCAAAGAATCGTACCGGTATCAAAGCCAGAGATACGTATCAAGCATATTGAAGAGGTTGTGCGCGTACCTAAGATTGTATATGATGAAGTTCATAAGGACATAATCGTACCTGTTCTTAAAGAGAAGGACGTTATCGTCAATAGGCCTAAGTTCATTGAGAAGACCATTGAGATCATAAAGCCGAAGTACACCTGTCAAAACTGTGGGCATGAGGTAAGGTAATGGCACAACACACACGTCATACTAAAGAAGTTGGAGATTACGCGTATTACCAAGCGTATACTCTGACAAACCTATACGTTGAACAGGTATTCGGTGGCAAGATATCGACTATCAATTTGACGAACGATTCAACGACTGACACTGTCCAGTATAGCTTCGATGGAGCGACGCTGCACGGTGAGGTTGGGCCGGGGGAATCAGTTAAGGTTAACGTAGACCAGAGGGAAAGCATCTACGTTAAGGGAACAGCAGGAGGAGACGTTGTAAGGATATGGAGCTATACAGATGTCAGCGCTTCATCTGTAACAGCATCGTTTGCTCCGTTGGGAGTGGTGAACAAGAGCTATGAGGGAACACTGGTCGTCGGAGTATCTCCGTTGATCATTGACTTTAACGCTGATGCAGGACGTAACTCTAAGGAAGGGTGGGTTACGTGCGATGGAGTAGGCGTTGAGATGACAGTAGCATTCTCAAGAGACAGCATAACGTTCGGAGATGCGTGGACCATTAGGTCTGGGGAGAACACGAACTTACAGAACTTTGATATTGATACACTACGATTAACTCATACAGGAGACGATGTTCCATACCGCATCGTGTTAATTTAATGGCGGATTTCAAACCATCACAAGTAACCTTAGATGCTGGTACTGTCACCGTAGACGGAGGGTATATAAATGCCTCTGTAGACGGAATATCATCGACGACTATAAAGGCTACCGGATCAATAACTGGTGTCGGTGAGAATACGCGGATGACTATATTGACAAAGTTTGCGGATGATGACTTCATGAACATGTCGATTGTTAGTGTATCGGGAGCAGATTATGCCAAGTATTTCCTTGTCATCAATACTAAAGACCTTGACATAAGAAGGTCTGGGCCAGACAGAAACCTTCAGTTTGATTTCACAGGAGCCCCGATAGCTCTAAATTATGGAGACATTGTAGATGTTCAGGTTGAGCATTTCGTACCAGGTCAGTTTCTTGATTTTGAGGCTACTCTATATGGGTATGGTATTATAGGGTGGGTGACAGAGCTTGCCAATACGATAGAAGCAACCCTTACGCTTAACGCTCCAACGTATTCCATTGATGATGATTTCTCAGGTTCACTATTACCGATGGCGCTGACAGTAGAAGCTCCAACAGTTATAACAGTTCTTAATGAAACTGTGCTACCTTTGACTCTTCAGCTCTTTGGATCTCTTAACGCCCCTATACACGTGGCGAGATATGACAATCCATCAAGCTTAGCGCTTACTGTTGCAGTACAACAGCCGCGAGCATTGCCTGACGTTATAACAATATCTTCAAAGATTGACCTTCAGCGCACACTATGGGAGTCAGACTTTGGTCTTGGTTGCAGTGCAAATGGTCAGATTGCGTATGCTTGTCAATCAACTCCGTACTACGGGAAGACATGGAAAACAACAGATTACGGAGCGAATTGGAACCATGTGACATCTCTTGGTACAGGCGCCCAATTCGGGACTGTGCGATGTAGCAAGGATGGACTGACTGTTGTTGTTGGATCGAATACTGGTGTTTGGACATCGGCAAATGGAAGCTCGTTTACTCAGAGGTATCCTGGCGGAGGAACTGGTAACAGAAGGATATTTGACTCTGCGGTGAATGCAGACGGAAGCATCATGTATGTTGGCATAGGCGATTACTTCTCAACGATTCCTGGTAGGATGTATAAATCTACAGACAAAGGTGTTAGTTGGTCTGAAGTGCAGCCTGCTGGGAATGTAAATAAGGATTGGTTCTGGAGCAGGTGTGATGATAGTGGCAATAAGGTAATTGTTACAGCAATGCACAGCTATAATGGAGATGGATTAGCTGGTGGTGTTTGGGTATCTGATGATGCAGGTGCGACGTGGACAGAGACATTCCCTGATGGCTCTCCACAAGGAACAAAAGACTGGCGTAGATCTACTATATCTGGAGATGGCAACGTACTCTACTCAGGAAGATGGGGAGGAAGGCTTTATCGGTCTTATGACTTTGGTTCAAGTTGGACAGAGATACAGCCAGCTGGAGCTGCTGATAAGAACTGGTACATGCTGGATACTAACTATCTCGGGAATGTTTGTGCGTTCGGCGCTCAGTACGATCAGATGCCATGGCTTTCATTTGACTATGGAAACACCTTTACTCAGATATTCCCCTCTGGTGTAGTAAACTATCGATGGGGTAACGCTAGCTTAAGCGATTCTGGTACATTTATTTACTTGATGGAACAAAGCAACAAACTGTGGACCATTACTATTACTTAGGAGAACTATGGCGGATCTAGGCAGAGGAGACGGAGTTAATGCATTACCAAACGTAAAGGTTCACAGGCTCTGGACTGAGAAGCAGATAGCAGAAGTTGAGATGAAGATAAAGAGGCTTGAGATAGAAGCAGAGGAAATAATTAGGGGCAAGCTCAAAGGGATAGAGGCAGAGATTATAATGCTAAAAAGAAAAGCAGCTCTTCTGTACAACAAGTCCGACAATCTTGACAAGTTCGGGATAGAGGATGTCGTTGACATAGAGGGAATAAACGTTAAGCAGTTACCAAACAAAGGAGAGGGAAATGGCTGATGGTCAATACCCAAGTCTAGTATCAAAAAGTAGAGATATAAACGCAGTTACTAACCCTATCTTTGTGGAAATTACAAACGGAACAGCCTCAAACAGTGTAGCGTATGTTGATGATACGGTGTTCGTAGTTGCAACGGATTATGTATCGGCTACTGGTTATATCGCTGATGAGACTGCACCTGATTCTGTAGATGAGGGCGATGTTGGTATTGCTCGCATGACGCTTGACAGAAAGCAGTTGTTCGTTCTTGTTGATTCAGCTACTGATAGCCAACGCTTGTCCATTGATGCCACAGGAGCTGCATCAGTAGACCTTCCGTTAAACACAGAGACAAATCCTGTCTATGTATACACGGTCAACACTGTTGTATCAGGGAACGAGGTTCATGACTACGACACAGCGGCTTCTGTTGCCTCTGATGCAACTAGCGATCACGACTACACTGTGGTTGGAACGACGTTCCTTCTTAGTTCAGTCATTGCTTCTGGAAGTGGTAGTGTTAAGTTTGAAATACAGACAGGTCCGCTACTTTCTTTAGCGACGGTAGCTGTGGGCTTCTTAACAGGACGTCAGGGAGATACGCAGCAAGTATTCTTTGACCCTGCTGTTGAAGTCCCAGGTGCTAGTGATGGAACAGTTCGTGTTATCCGTACTAACAGGCAGGGTGCGGCAACAGATGTTTATTCAACGATTATTGGAAGTGACGTAGCTTAAATGGACAGAAAAGAGTACAAACACGAG